CTCTATACATAGGGTTGTCTGAGATAACCAGCAGATGGTCTGGAATCATCTGATGGCGCTTAACATAAACTTTGCCGTCAAATCCAAACACATATATGCCATCACCATCAAATTCATTAATGTTTACATCAACAAAGATGAGATCACCTGGTTCAATGGTAGAAGCCATGCTGTCGCCACGAACATTGATGACCTTGACTCCAGACGACGTTCTGCCGCCAAACATAGCTAATGCCTGGTCGTTGCTGTATTCGATAGCATGGATGACATCTATGACATCGCTACCCTGAATATGTCCTGCCCCGGCGCTTGCGCTCACATCAAGTACCTCGACTCTGTATACATCAGCAGCCTTACTGACTGGTGTATCGCTTCCACTGTTTATGTATACAGTAGTATCATTTTCAGCAGAGGTAAATAGGTCTGGGACACTGACGCTTAAAGCGTGAGCAAGTCTGTTAAGTGTCTGTTCTGAGAACTGCTTTTGTTTACCCGTTTCGAGGCGGGAAATATTGGCAGCATCAACCCCCACAGCCTCTGCAAGCTCTGCGATTTTTAAATTCTTCGCCAGGCGAAGTTGTCGTATGCGAGATCCTATATTCATGCGCCCATTACATGTTGTTTTTGCGTCTCATGCAAAGCAACTTGCGCAATTCGCTAACATGCAATAACATGCGTAATACGCAAATAAAGGAGGTATTATGCAATCACCGTTAAGAAAATTGCGTAAATCGCACGGTATGACCTTGTTGCATGTTGCGACTGGCGTACAGGTTGACCCAGCAACTTTGAGCCGCATTGAAAGGTGCGAGCAAGTCCCCTCGGTTGAACTGGCGGAACGTCTTGCCAAGTTCTTTGAAGGAGAGATCAGTGAGTTGCACATTTTATACCCGAGTCGTTATCAAGCATCTGATGACGTAGCAGGCAAGGGTGATCGTAATGCAAACACAGCAGTCTGATTACTACCAAAGGAAAAACAACATGGTAGAGCAAAGCTTGAAAGATGTAGTTAAGTCGATGTGCAAAGCCTATCCAGGCGGGCGTGAAGCGATGGCTGGCGCTCTGGGTATGAAGCTGTCTCAGTTCAATAACAACCTGTACGAGAAGAACGGCTGCCGCTTCTTTGAAGTAAACGAGCTGGAGGCTATGGAGGATATTTCGAACACCTCATTTTTGGCCGATTACTTCGCTCAACGCCGCGGCGCGCTGCTGGTGGATGTGCCTCAGCTTGATGATCTCGACCGTGTGGACCTTTTTACTCGAGCCATGCGTACGGCAGCTGCGCGCGGGCGCGTAGATCAAATTATCCAGGCTGCTTTGGAAGATGGGGTAATCGAAGCACATGAAGCAGAAGAAATTCACGAACATCACCGACGCCATCTGGCTGCGCGTGAAGAAGAAATTCGCGCAATCGTCGCATTGTTCAGCCGTAAGAAAAGCCAAAAGAAATGACGCCCGCGAGTGTGCAGCTCCGGGCGCCGTGGCGTGTCGTATCAGTGGAGAAACTAACGCATGAACAGTTTAAACCGATTCAGACCAGCTAAGCAATTCCGTTGCCCGCCGCTGGTAGGGCGAAATGCCCCGTTCGGCTATGTGGAAAGAATACAAACAGCCGACGGTACCCACAACTACCAGTCACCGAGTGACGTGGTAGGGACATTTGCAGCAATGAATGACCAGGGGCGCAAAGCATGGAACCTCTTGATCGGCGTTACCGAGACTACCGAGGAGTCGAAGTCAATGTCATCGGATACGACCGCGAACGGCGGCAAGTTATCTTCCTGCGAAAAGGCTACGAGCATGAATGCATGCAGCCTCTTGAGCGGTTCAGGGAAAAATTTAGCAGGATTAAGGTAGGTCCACATGAGCATGGAATTAATGGTCAGAGCCATGAAAGCAAAAGTGGGTAATCCGCTGCGCAAGCTCGTGCTGATCAAACTAGCCGATAACGCCAGCGATCAGGGCGAATGCTGGCCCTCCGTTCCCTATATCGCAGAGCAATGCGAGATATCGGAGCGCTCTGTGCAAAACCATATCAAACAGCTGGTTGAGAATGGTCTGGTATCGGTTGAAGTCCGCAAGGCGGCCACAGGTCTGAACCGTACCAACGTTTATAAACTCAACCTTCCCGGTGGTGCAAATGCTGCACCCTCTGGTGCACGTCCTGCGCCGGGTGGTGAATCTCCTGCACCAGGTGGTGAATCTCCTGCACCAGGTGGTGAATCTGCTGCACCGGTTAGTGGTGCAGGAGCTGCACCCGGAACCAGTCAGTTCTCTGAACCAGTCAATGAACCAGTCAATGAAAACTTATTTGATCTGGCCTGGGCGTTATATCCGAAGCGGGCAGGTGGTAACTCGAAAAGCGCTGCGTTGAAAGCCTGGGATGCCCGTGTTCGCGAAGGCGTTTCGCCTCTCGTCATGCTGGAGGGCGTTAAGCGCTATGCCGGGTTTGTTGCTCAAACAGGCAAGACCGGGACCGAGTTCGTCAAACAGGCCAAAACCTTCTTCGGCTCTGACAGGCACTACGAAGACGACTGGATGATTCCAGCCAGTTCCGGCATCAAAGAGGATCCGCTTTTTAAATCCAGCTATGTCGGCACCGATTATTCGCAGGGAGCCAAAGGCTTCCGGGTGGTGAACGGATGAGATGCGGATCTGTTTGTGATGGTATTGCAGCCACACTGCCAGCTGAATCGCCGTCACCGCGAACCTGGCAGCGCCCGTTCCTCAAGTGGGCTGGTGGCAAATACCACCAGCTGCCTGATATCGACCGCCTGATCCCCGAAGGGCAGCGCCTGATTGAGCCGTTTGTTGGTGGTGGCTCGGTGTTCATCAACTCCCGTAAGCACGACTCTTTCCTGCTTGCGGATGTTAACGCGGACCTGATCCACCTTTACCAGATGCTGGCTGTAGTGCCGGATGTCGTAATTCGTCATGCCCGTCAGTTGTTCAGCACCAGGAACAGCGCCGCCGGGTATGCCGAAGTCGCCGATGATTTCAACGGGCAGCTGCTGGCAGGGCCGGAACGCGCCGCAGCTTTCATGTACCTGAACCGGCATTGCTTCAACGGGCTGATCCGTTACAACCTCGCCGGAAAGTTCAACGTTGGCTGGGGCAAATACCCCAATCCATATTTCCCCGAAAAAGAGATCGAGGCGTTCACTGCGCTGGCGAGCAAATGCGTGTTCATGAATGCCGGGTTCCGCCGCACGCTTTCTCTGGCTGGCGAGGGCGATGTCGTTTACTGCGATCCACCGTATGAGCCGCTGCCGGGTACCAGCGGGTTCACCAGTTATGCGCCAGGTGGTTTTAGCTGGGAAGACCAGATCACCCTGGCGGAATGTTGTGTTGCCGCCCATCAGCGCGGTGCCCGGGTGGTGATCAGCAACTCATCAGCGCCCCGCATCATTGATCTGTACCAGCAGCACGGATTTGAACTCAACTACGTCCGCGCCCGGCGCGCGATATCCAGTAAATCCAGTACACGCGAAACCGTCAGCGATATCGTTGCGGTTCTGTAGGGGGTAGCAGTGGTCAATAAATCATTAACGGTGCGCCAGCAGGAGGTTTTCGATCTGCTGGTGAAATACCAGAGCGAGCACGGCTATGCGCCGACCATCTCAGAGCTGGCCAGCCTGATGGGCGTGGTGTCGCCGAATGCTGCCGCCCTGCAGTTGCGTGCGTTGCAGCGCAAAGAGGCAATAACGATAGTCCCGGGCGCGCATCGCGGCATAAAAATCAACAGCCAGCCACCGCAGCTGATCCCGGAGGGTAAATGAAACTGGTGCTGCCGTTCCCTCCGAGCGTAAACACCTACTGGCGCGCCCCGAATAAGGGGCCGCTGGCCGGTCGCCACCTAATCAGTGCCAGAGGGCGTGCGTACCAGAGCGAGGCTTGCGCGGCGATCATTGAGCAGTTGCGCAGATTACCGAAGCCCAGCAGCGCACCGGCGGCGGTGGAGATCGTTCTTTTCCCGCCGGACGCCCGCCGTCGTGACATCGACAACTACAACAAAGCGCTCTTCGACGCGCTGACCCACGCAGGCATCTGGGAGGATGACAGCCAGATTAAGCGAATGCTGGTGGAGTGGGGGCCAGTAACGCCCAAAGGCAAGGTTGAGATAACGATCGGCCTGTATGTACATACAGGAGGCTGTTGAAAATTATGCAAATCAGCAGTAATGTCGAAATGTGCAAGCGAAGCGGGCGTGCAGGCCCCTCGCAATACAATCAGTGGAGAACAAAATGAGTCAATTACTCGTAATTGACGGCGTTTCCGTACGCCGTGATATTTTTGGGCGTTACTGCCTTAACGATCTTCATCGTGCTGCTGGCGCTCAGGATAAGCACAAGCCAGCGTTCTGGCTTCGCAACGAGCAAACCGAACAATTAATAAGCGAGTTGCAAATTAGCAACTCGGAAACGCCGGACCCGGTCAGCGTTATCCGCGGCGGCAAAGAGCAGGGCAGCTACGTCTGTAAAGAGCTGGTCTACTCCTACGCGATGTGGATCAGCCCGCAGTTCAGCCTGAGGGTGATTCGGACGTTTGATGCAGTTGTAAATCAGCCCGCCACTCTTCAGAGCCAGGCGGCAGATAAAATGCAGGCAGGCGTCATCCTCCTCGATTTTATGCAGCGATCTCTTAACCTCTCCAATTCCTCTGTTCTCGGTGCATGCCAGAAGCTACAGGATGCTGTTGGTCTGCCGAACCTTGCCCCGCAGTACGCCATTGACGCACCAGCCGGTGCGCCTGATGGCTCAAGTCGCCCCACGCAGTCGCTGAGCGCCCTGCTCAAAGCTAACGGGATCCGCATGTCGGCTACGCTGGCTTACCAGCAGTTGGCCAAGCTGGGGATCGTCGAGCATAAGGAGCGCCGCAGCCGTTCGGGTGTAAATGGTGTTAAGCGTTTCTGGGCGATGACAGCGAAGGGGTGCATGTACGGGAAGAACATCACCAGCCCGGCGAATCCGCGTGAAACGCAGCCGCATTTCTTCGAGTCAAAATTTCAGGAGCTGTTGCGCCTGCTCGAAACTGTGCATTGAGGTGTCTGTGAGAGCGTTATTAACCCCTGTGGTCGTAAAAGAGTTCGGGATCGTGGCTTTCCGGCCTGGTCCTGAACTCATGCCACATTTCCATCGAGGGCGCATTCTGCTGGAGAACGAACCGGAGCGCCTGTCCAACCTGCCAACCGGCGAACTTCCAGCGGCAGGCCAGCCGCTGGCAGAGGACCCATTAATGGTGCCTGTCTTTGAGCATGCCGATGTCATTCAGCGGGCCGGTGGCCTGTCATGCCTCGAGGCCTGGCTGATGCGGGAATCTGGCTGTCAATACCGCCACAGCGACTATCACCATCACGAAATGGTCACCATGCGGCACGCACCCGGCGCGCTGCGGTTGTGCTGGGCCTGCGATATTCGGGTGCGCGAGCAATTTACTGCCGAACTGGCGGGCATTGCACGAAAGAACCTGGTAGCCTGGGTATTGTCGGTTGTTCGCGCCGGGCTGGGTTTCGATGATGCCCACCCGGTGACTCTTCCAGAACTGTGCTGGTGGCTGACGATCAATAAGCTGGCCCACGTCATCCCGGAGGCGGTGGCGCGCAAGGTCCTGCGTATCCCAGCTGAGAAATTCCAGTCGGTGACGCGTGAGGCTGACATTGTGCCGTCGGTACCGCCCACCAGCATGGTGGAGGAGGCCGCTGAAAAGGTGCTGGCGCTGCAGGTGGATCCAGAGACGCCGGAATCCTACATGCTAAGGCCGAAGCGCCGTCGCTGGCAGAACGAGAAGTACACCCGCTGGGTAAAGGCGCAGCCGTGTGCATGTTGCCAGAAACCAGCAGACGACCCCCACCACCTTATCGGCTACGGCATGGGTGGGATGGGTACCAAAGCGCATGATTTGTTCGTGATCCCGCTGTGCAGAGCGCACCACGATGAATTACACGCTGACGCCGTGGCATTTGAAGCGAAATACGGCACGCAGCCAGAGTTGCTGCTGAAAACATTAGACCGGGCGCTGGCTATCGGCGTACTGGCGTAGACGGAGTGGAGAACGCGATGAATCTGGATGGAGTTTTAAAATTTTTTGCACCGAAAGGTATGCACATTTCGGATAGCGTCCGCGCAACAGCGGGCGATCAGTTAACCGTAACCGACATTATGGCGGCGTTGGGCATGACTCAGGCAGATGCCGGGATCGGCCTCGCCATGTATTTGGGAAAGGCAGGCATCAGCCCACAGGATAAAGAAGCCGCGATATCCTGGCTGACCGAGTATGCCAAACAGCATGCGCCGATGGCGGTGCGTAAAGCTGCGGGTAAAAAGTTCCCGCTGTGCATGCGGATCCTCGCCCGTTTCGCCTTCAAAGACTATGCCTCATCAGCTGCTGACAGTGTCGATTGTCCAAAATGCCAGGGCAAAGGCATCATCACCAAAACCGGCGTGATTACCAAAAGCCATTACACCATGCGCCTGCCTCAGTTTGCTAAGGATCTGGGCCAGTCTCCATCTGACTTTGAGGTCTTCCGTCAGGTTAAGGATGTGGACCACCAGCTGTGTGGCAAGTGCAACGGCACTGGCCAACGGAGTAAGCGCTGCCAGTGTGGTGGAACGGGGAAAACCCTCGACCGCAAAGAAACTGAGTTTCAGGGCGTACCCGTTTATAAGGAGTGCAAACGGTGCGAGGGGAGAGGGTACAGCAGACCTAAATCCTCAGTGGCGTACCGCAGCGTTCTGGCCGAGCTGGACAGCCTTCCCGATCGCACCTGGCGCTACAGCTGGAAACCGTTCTATGAAAGCCTGGTGACGACATGCTTTCAAGAAGAGAGCAACGCTGACGCTCAGTTGCAGAAAGTAACAAGAGCGCATAATTCGATATAAATCTCACTATTTAGCGTCACGTTGCTTGCAAAGTTGCCGTTTTTGTGTAAATTTGACGTTAACGATGGGCATTGTATGTTCAGAGTTAAAAAACCCGCCAGCGAGCGGGTTTTTTATTTTTTGCGCCTTCGTGAGTTGCCCGTGACTCAGTGTTACTAACCAGAATCAACACTCGTGGGGAACCTCACACCTCTCGAGGTTCCCTTAGTTTGTGCATGCAGTTCGCTAACTTGTGATATCTACCTTACGACTAGCACAGGACATTTGGCGTGCCGCACAACAGCCGCAGCATTCGAACCAAGCAGATATGTAGATATATCAGGCTTGTGTGAGGCAATAATTATTAAGTCGGCGTCTATCATTTCAGCAAGCTTAAGGATCTGATCCTTTGGCGATCCCGCTACTGCATGCGTTTGTATTTTGTTAGAAGGAATTTTGAATTTCTTAACGATTTCATCCAGTTTAGTTATGGCAGCATGTTGGAACTCTTTCATCTTTGGCATTTCGACTGAATATGCCAGGCCTAATGATGAGTAATACGGAAGCGAAGGTATAACAGTAAGAAAATGGACTTTGGCTGTGTTGAGAGTGGCATGCGCCTGAACAAAAGGAATCACCATGTTTGTCAGGCTATCCTCGGAAATGTCAATGGGAACCAAAATAGAGTTATACATTTGACCCTCCTGTGTGTTTTTTGCTCATTCCAAGGTTAGCCCCTTGGTTGCCAGAAAACAGAGAGCCAGATGCCAGAACGCTTAAAAAGCGGCGGTCAGATAAGTGAAAATAAATTGGTAGCTATCTTTTAGTGACAGGGCCACATAGAGTGTCCGTGTGGTGAATCCCCCTATGCGGTGGGGCGTCCAGACAGGCAGGTGAGTAACGCGGTTCTGTGGTCTGGCACAGAGTCACCGGGAGGCACCCGGCACCACAATCTACATCTTATCCAGATAACTCCATTCTCAAGGCTGCCGATTGGCGGCCTTTTTTATTTCCCCTCAATTCTGAGAGGACTCACGGCAATAAGAGGGGGCTAAATGTCCGATCCGATTTCCGGCACTGGGTTGACCGGTGGTGCCCTTACGGGTGCCAGTGTCTATGGGCTGCTGACCGGGACAGATTACGGTGTGGTGTTTGGCGCGTTTGCCGGGGCTGTATTCTACATCGCCACGGCCGCTGACTTGGGCGCGGCACGCCGAATGGCATATTTCGTTGTGTCCTATATCGCTGGCATTCTGTGCTCCGGCCTGGTCGGGTCGAAGCTGGCTAACCTGACCGGTTACAGCGACAAACCCCTGGACGCCATTGGTGCCGTTATCGTTTCTGCATTAGCCGTCAAAATCCTGACGTTCCTGAATAACCAGGATGTCGGCTCGCTGGTGGCGCTGATAACGCGCCGGGGAGGTTCAGGTGGTTCTAAATGACCCGACAGCAACTATCAACGCGCTACTCTGCGCTGGCGTAGTGCTGACTCTAATGTTTTACCGCCGGGGGGATTCACGGCATCGCCCCTGGGTTTCCCGCCTGGCGTGGTTGATTACTGTCACGTACAGCGCGGTGCCGTTAGCCTATCTGTGCGGCATATATCCTCATTCATCGTGGGCCACCATTGGTGCCAACGTCATATTCCTATCCGTGCTGGTGGCCGTCAGAGGCAACGTTGCGCGCCTAGTTGATCATCTGAGGCAATAATGAACCAAACACAATTTCAGAAGGCGGCTGGTATCAGCGCCGGGTTAGCTGCGCGCTGGTATCCGCATATCGACGCGGCAATGAAAGAGTTCGGCATCACCGCAGTTAACGATCAGGCCATGTTCATCGCACAGCTGGGCCACGAATCAGCTGGTTTTATTTCGCTGGTGGAAAACTTCAACTACTCGGTCGACGGTTTGAAGAAAACCTTCGGTAAGCGCCTGACGGCTTACCAGTGCGAGATGCTGGGCCGCGTTGATGGTCAGCAGACCGCCCACCAGCCACAGATCGCCAACCTGGTATACGGTGGCCGAATGGGCAACGCCGCTGAGGGTGATGGCTGGAAATATCGCGGCCGTGGCCTGCTGCAGATCACCGGGCGTGAGAATTACACCAAATGCGGTACCGCACTGAAACTGGACCTGGTGAGCACGCCGGAGCTGCTGGTGCAGGAACGACACGCTGCCCGCTCGGCGGCCTGGTTCTTCGCGCTACGCGGTTGCCTGCTATATTCTGACGATATCGTCCGCGTCACGCAGATCATTAACGGTGGTCAAAATGGCCTGGCTGACCGCAAGGTGCGTTACAGCCGCGCGCAGGCGGCCCTGTCATGAAGATGCGTTACGTTCTGCTGGCGCTGGTGGTCGCTGTTTCGGTCACCGGGACGATCGCCTGGCGTTCTGGCTGGAGTGCGCACGCTGACCATATCAACGCGCTGGCTGCGAAGAAGAAGGAACAAGCCGAAAAGACCCTTCAGCCGGTAGAAGAGAAAGCCGCTGCGGCCACGACCAAGGGCAAAGTGATTTACCGAACCATCTACCGCGACGTGGTGAAATATGTTCAGTCTCCGGATCGTACTGTGTGCCAGTTTGACGATGCTGCTGTGCAGCTGCGGCAGCGTGCAATCGACGCTGCCAACTCCATCAGCGGATTTGATGCAGGAACCGTGCAGGGGAAGTAACGCTGGCACCAATAGCGATGATGATCTGCAGGCAGATATCGAAACCGCTGAATGTCTGCGCCAGCTGCGCCTCGATAAGTACCGCTGGCAGGCCTGGTATAACGCGGTTAAGTGAGCAGCCCCAAGCGCTTTCGAGTAGAGCTCCTGATGATGTTCCCCACTCTGCACAACACGGTTAGCCACGCTGTGAAGTGTCGCGAAGCTTGATTGACGCTATCGTCAGTTAAATTACTGATTGCAAAGAATTATTTTGTCATCTAACGTTGTTAGTGAACTGCAATCAGGAGGTGTATATGAAAGAAATAATTGTAACTATCATCGGCAGCAATTTTCCTGCAATGTCAGCAAGTAAGACCTACGATGAAGAAGATGATATCGAATATGTTGAGATAAAAAGCAGTGGCATAAGTCAGGCGCTTTTCAAGAATATCAACCAAGGCACAAGCTTGGAGCTATATTCGCAGCATAAGTCGATGGGTTTTTATACTCTCATAACAGCCACTGAAGATATGGTGCTGCTTGCTCAAGGCGATATACCAAAGCTTCTTCAGAAATATCGTAAGTTCTGATACTACGAGCTGGGCCATCTTTGCTAAAACTGAAATGCAGAAAGTGTGCATGGCCGCCTGTAGCTCTATTACGCGCTTTGACGCTGATTGCCAGCTATTTCAAAGCTCATCTTCTGGTGGGCTTGATAATGGCTATAGCGGATAAATCATAAATATCCGCTGTAGAGGATAAGGCATTGCAGCAGGCATTCACTGAGTGCCTGTGATAACAGGGAATAAGGGCTCGTTCATTCTTCGCTTGTATGTGTGCTATAACTGCAAAAACATTTAGTAACGGAGTGCAGGATGAGCAGACTTATATGTTTTCTGATTCTTTTTCTGGTGGGATGTAATGGGTCGAAACAACAAACATTAACACCAAAGCAGAGACAGGATTTCCCTGTAGTCAATCAATGGGCTGGTAACTTTAAAGAAGCAGTTGAAAGGAGATTCCCTTCTGCTAGCAGGTATGCCGGAGATACATGCTCTATTCGCGTTCATCAGCCCAAAGGAACTAACAAAATCACTAATATGGACAAGGTTGAAGGGGACCAGGAACTGTGTAAGGCCGTGGCTAAAGCCATACAGGCTGCCAGTGATGATGGGTTATTACCCCTTACGCCAGAGCCTGTCGGTGAAGCATTTTTTGTGGATTTCAAACCATAGAAGCGTTTTAGTACCACTATAACCAACCGCCTCCGGGCGGTTTTTTATCGCTATCACCATGGACAGCCCGTCGTAACGGGAACACCGAGCCACTTGCATTCGCTGGTGGCTTTCTTTTGGAGCAACCATGCCGCCACGCACACCTAAGGCCTGTCGCGTTCGCGGCTGCCGCTCAACAACTACTGAACCATCTGGCTACTGCGAAGCACACAAGGGTGAAGGCTGGAAGCAATATAAACCTGGACAGAACAGGCACCTGCGCGGATATGGCACTAAGTGGGAGAATATCCGAGAAAGGATCCTTAAGCGTGACAAAGGGCTGTGTCAGGACCACCTGAAGCAAGGCGTCGCTAAGCCGGCCTCATGTGTTGACCACATCATTCCGAAGGCGCAGGGCGGCACTGACGCCGACTCCAACCTTCAAAGCCTGTGCTGGTCATGCCACGCCCGCAAGACGGCGCGTGACCGACTCAAGTGAGAACACCTCTCACTTGTATCAGTCAAGGGAGGGGGTGGTCAAATCCCTGCGGCCGGACGCCTTCCGGAC